ATTTTACAACGAACTTAGGTTTCCACCCAAATCCTTTGCGGAATGTTTCGACTGAAAGGTGGTTGAGGATTGATCTAAGGACGACGCACTCATACGATGCTGCGTAAAGGGCAGGGATTGTAATACCCTGCAAAAGAGCAGGTTCTTGTATTCCAGATTGGAATAAAGGCATCGATGGCATTGGGGTTGTATGCCTCTCCATGTCCATGCCAATGGCTGAGAATAGCCTCTCCATTTTCTTACGATCAGCCATTCACTACACTCTCCTTCATTGTGATGAAGTCTTCATCGGACATATTCCATGCCTTCAAAAGAGCAACTTTGCTTCGAGTTGACGATTGATCATAATTCAAACATCTCAAAGCCTCTTTATCCTGATCAATTGCCTTTCTCAAAATAATCGCCTCATCTGTTTTGTTGTGAATAAATGGAATGGCAATGTCCAATGATTTGGATACTGATTGCTCTCCCTCAATAACGAGTCCATCTCCTTCTGCAATGATCCCCGCCACCCCCAATTCTTGGTTAAGAGCCGTTGCATAATGTTTGCATATTGCTGAATTGAAAGGAAGAATCAAACGGGGAAGACCTTGAGGATTTAATTCGATGGCTCCTCCGTGATCGAAAAGCCCCCCAATCAATGCCCCTGCATTTTTCACCAAAAGATCTCCTCGCTCCACATCATAAAATGTGCCACGCATATTGGCTTTACGACTTGACCCTACGGCGGATATTCCGTAAAGGAAACCATGGGATTTAATCAGCATGGAGACTTCTGTTGAACTGGCATCCAAACCATATGATTGTAGCGATTGTGCATTCATTGCACCACGGTCGTTTAGGTGTTCTGCACATTGCTTGAGGATCAAGTGTTCTCTTCGAGTCAAATGACTTTCCTTTGAAATCCGATTTGACCATGACTGATATGCCTGTTCCCGATCTGGGTCATCATTTGCATCATTCCATGACTTGACAAGCCTACGGAACGGTATCTCCAATGTTTTTGGATTGCGTTGTAGCATTGAATAATCAAAGTCGGTGAATGGCAATTCATCGATCAAGTGTTCCGATACCGAGGGGTATGATTTGAGAAGCGAGATTCTCTCTGCTCGGATCAAAGGCTTCAATACTGGAATAAGATCTTCTCGCCCTCCTTTGATGAACACGTCAAGGATTTCCGTCCCTTCCATACCAAAATTGTCTCGGAACCATGTTTTGCTAAGATACTGAGTCAATTCTGTACCTGGCTGATCTGTTGGAGCGGTGCTTTCAGCAGAATCCATTCCCTCAATACCTGATTCTTCTCTTGGGCTGCCAACTTTCAATTCATTGTTGACCTTCTTTTTGTCTTGAAGAACCTTTTTCTCTTGGAGATTCACTTTCAACTCTTGATCGATGACTTTGTTTGCATCCAACTTTTTCATCAAAGCATCTGCAATGGATTCAACACCATCAATTCCTTTGATTTCCTTAAGCACCTGCCCACCCCAGTCGTGATTGCCATTGTTCTGCATCAAGGATAACGATGTTGTCTCGATACTCCTTCGTAGCCTGAACGGAGAGGGCGAGAGCCATAACCATATCGTCGTGTCCACCAAGACTTTCCATTCGACCATTGTCAAGCATCGTGAAAGTGGAGAGTTCAGTAAGCAATGTGTTCATCAATCTCAACGTCCCTCCTTCGTCTTTGTAGGGTATAATCAGGTGGCCCCGTTCAAAGTGCAGTTGGAGGGTATGAATTAAAGCCTCTTTCTTCATTCGGCTCATATTGAATGGTTTTATCGGAAGATCTCCAATCTCGGCAAGGACTTGATTGAACGCCATTGCGAAGTTGTTTGTCTCCAATTCAATGATCACGGGATTGAATCTCGCATTCAATTCGATAATTTTGTCGATCTGGGAGGAGAAGTCCATTCCCTTTTCATGATGGGTATGAACAATGTGCTTATGCCTGTTCTCATCCATTGCAATAACCATCATGCAGGTGTAATCCGCCTTTCGATTTGCAGAGATAGCAGGATCCCATCCGATGTAATAATTCAATTCTTGATCCGTCTTCGGATAATAGGAAAGAGCAAGTTGATCGTCTTTGACTTGATTCAAAACCTCTTCGGGGAAAAGACTTGCATCGCTTGCAATTGGCTTGCAAAGATACTCTCTTGTGAATGCGATGGAGGTCATGTCATTGCGCCGATTATTCAAAGCCTCAAGCGACCAACGCTCTGGAAACAAAGGCTCTCCTGATCTTTCGTTGATCGCGGGGTACTCTCGAACAGCGTAGGACTTCAACTTCTTCAATTCGGAATACAGATCCGTGTACGAGAACGGCGTTCCAACAATGCACAATTGCGCGGTGTGGTGAAGAACTGGCAATAATGCCGTGTAAAACCATGACGAAATGTGCTTAAGTTGGGTTTGTGCTTCACTTGACAATATGTCATCAAGGACTACAATTTGAGGGTGCGCTCCACGAACTGCCTTTCCAACTGACATAGCGGAGATCGAGGATTTGTTTGTGAACTTGAACTTCTGCTTCGCCCAACCTCTTTTTGGTTTGAGATGTTGAAGTGCAGGGATTGATTCGATCAATTCATTCATTTTTTGCATATGCTCAATTGACTGGTGTTGACTGTGGGAAAAGAACAGAACTTCGGTTCCAGGGTTGTACGCCATTTTCCACAAAAGGTACACTCGATAAAAAACGGATTTGCCATGATCACGGCTTGCAATGATGCAAGTCTTGCTGTTGTTTTCCGATAAATCATACCATTCTTGGTGGAACTTGGTTAAAATCCATGGATTGCGTTGATCGTATTTGCCACAGATCTCTTCAAAGAAGTATTTGAAATCCCGACGACCCATCTCAAAATCGACTTTGGCGGTCAGTTCTTGCATCCCGTCCGACATTCATCTCAATCCTTCTTTCCACGGTTAAGAAGTCGAGCAGCCAAGTCATCGGAGGTCAATTTTTTCTCATCCTTTGCCTCTGTCAAAGGTTCGGAAAGATCCTTTCCTTGAGCCTCTTTTCGTTCTTGTGATTGCGTTTTTCGACGTTCCTTTCGCTGTGCTTTTTGATTTGCCTTGTATTCATCGATTGCTTCCATTGCTTCCGAATGGAGAGCCGCATCCATGTCTTCCAAATCTGCCTCAGCATTGTAAAGTTGCGTGTATGCTTCTTTGTTTCCTTCATTGACCAACTCAATGACTCGATAAACGTCTTCAGGATCGGGGCGAGATCCCAATCGAGGAACTTCGGTGGTTGGCTTGATCGCTTCTTCAACCTTTTTTGATGGAACGATGGTTTTTTCCTTTGGCTTTGCCAAATCAGCCATTGTCATCCCCCCTGTTCCCTTCTTTTTTGGTTTCAGTCTCTTTGATGCCGCTTCTGCCACAGGATCTGGTTTGCCTTCAACAGGTTTCATCTCGCTGCTCATTGCTTGGCTCAAACGAGCCTCTGTTGCTTTTTTGTCCTCAGCATCGGAAGGCGGTGTTGGTTGTTTTGAAGCAGTTGGCTTGGCTTTCTTTCGTTGCATATCCTGCACTATGTCTCTCCTTCTAACGTTGAATCCATGGTATGGGTTTCCTTCTGGACTTGTATCATGCATTCCTTCATCACCGATTGCCTCAGCAATGCTTCCCGCCATCAATGGTTTGATCACATTTGCAAGATTCTTGTTTGGCTTTGGTGGCAAACCTCTCATATCGGATTGCAAAGGTTTCATTTCATTTACGGCTTCAACAACGTCCTCAGTTGGCTCGATGACTTCGGATGCGGGTCTTTCGATTGGACCTGTTGGAGGTACGAATTCACTTATGTCCTCATAGAGCGATTTCGACTCTCCGTGTTCATCGTAAAGAAAAGCAGATTCAACATCGTCCGTGATCATGCTATGATGATAATCCTCAACTGGGATTTGCACAACTTCGCCACTTTTGTAGGCAATATCGATGTGCGGCGTTTCACCGCTTTCAAATCCAGGTGTGATTTCCTCTTCATTCGCCATACCAAGTGCGTCCATAGCGGAAACCTCCGCTGGAATGAGCGTTGGCCTACGAGGGGTCAATGTAGCCGTGCGAGGTTCTTCTCTTCTTGTCTCGGTTGAAGTTGGCCTTCTTCGAGTCGGCCTTCTTCGAGTTGGAGAGGCAGGAGGAGCAGGAGGAGCGGATGATGCAGATCTTCGAGTTGGTCTTCGTCGAGGAGTTGGCCTGTTTGGATTTACGCCTCGTTGCATATCTTGCATGGCCTTGAATCGCCTCATCATCTCTGGAGCGCGAGCATAGGCTTCTTGACGCCTTCGTTCACGGCCTCTTCCAAATGCTGATTTCTCAACAGATCTCCACGCGTGATCGAACGATTCAGTCATTCTTTCACCTTCGGAGATTGTGTGTTGTATTTCGCTCTTGAATTGATTTACGGATCAGCAATGTGCTTGAGAGTCGATCATGAGAGGTCATAACAGGAGACATTCCCATTGAACGTTGATTCATGCGACCTTGGGCTTGATCGTATCGCTGAGTCTGTTGTTGCGATTGTTGGTTGGCTTTCCGTCGAGCAATTCCACCTGTGGATCCGAATTGTGATGTTAAGCCCAAGGTTCCAATATCAGCGATCTTACCCATCAATGAGCGGTTCTTCATGTAAGTCTTCTCCTCGGCTCCTTTTCCGCCTTGGAGTGTTTGCATATCCTGTCCCGCTTGGAATTGTTGAGCCATCCCTTGGACTTGCGGATTCAATGTGTTTGTAGTCGTTGTTTTGACTTCTTGCGGAGATCCATCTGCATTCAAGGTTGTCGTGGTTTTCTCATCCACCGTATCAGGCACAGCGGGGTTTCCATTGGCTCCACCTGCGCCCGTGGTGTCAACGACATTTGTTGCAGGAGCCTGTTGAGTCGCTTGATCGGCAGGAGGCGCAGCAGGTGCAGCGGGTGTTTGCCGTGCAGCCATTTCATCGGCCACGTTTTGAACTTCTTCTTTTTTAGGCCCTCTTTGTGCAGGATCCACACTTGTTCCATCTGGGAAAGGTGCGCCAGCCATCTGTGAAGTTGATTCTTGGCTTGCTGTCGTGGGAGTACCTCGCTGAAGGTTTTTCATATCCGAAGCGAGTCTTTTCTTTGCAAACCGACCCGCTCTCTTTTGCTCACCAACTCTTCTTGATTGGCCGTAGGACATCCCCTGACTGATTGAACGGCCCATATTTGCGAGAAGATTGGTTTCCCTGCCGAGGACTCCTGGCAACGCCTTCTCAACACCTTGCTCATTTAATCGTGCTTGTAAAATTAAATCATTCATCGAACATCACCTTTACCGTTTGAATTTCATCGTGTCGTAGGCTGAATGATTTAGCAAGGCTATTCCAATCTCCTCGACTGTGAACAATTGTGATGATGTCGCTTGGCGG